GATGCAAAAGCACAAGCACAAGCAGATGCAGATACAAAAGCACAAGCACAAGCAGATGCAGATACAAAAGCACAAGCAGATGCAAAAGCAGAATTAGAAAAAGCACTACAAGCAGCATTAGCAGAATTAAAAAAAACACAAGCAGCATTAGCAAAAGAAAAAGCAAAAGTACAAGCAGCATTACAAGCAAAAGAAGCAGAATTACAAACAGCATTAACTAAATGTAATCAAGAAAAAGAAGAACTAAAACAAGCTGCACAATCAAAAACAGAATCAATGAATAATATAGAAAAAATACAAAATTTTACAAACCTATCTAGGACAGATATACAAACAAAATTATGGGAAACTGCAAACGAATATATGGAAAGTCAATTTAACGACCAAAACTACCAAACAACCATTACAAGTGATCCTTTTGTACAAGTAGAATTAAAAACATTATTGAACGATGACACAGAAGTAACACAAGATGTAACATCAGCGAAAATCAAAGAAGCACATAATAAAGTGATTGAAAGACATTATAAAACAATATATCCTTCTAGTAATATTGAAACCGTACCACAATTTCCAGATCATATTGTAATACCACCATATTTGTATTTATCATTAACACATTTCTATACAATATTTTCATTTCTCAATACAAGACAATTTTACATGAGATTTTTAGATCAAGGTCAAGAACTCCCTTTGGAACCTGGTTTCCATATTATTATCAAAAAGTTAGGAGATGGTGATCAAGACTTTTTTTCCAGAGTAGATGTAAAGTTTGTATTATTAGAAACAGAAACAACAGCAAAAGATATCATTGATAAAATATTTAAAGAATCAACATTTTATGGTCATATTCCTACACAAACTATTTTACAAGACGTATCAATACGTGGAGGAAATAAAACATTGAAAAACAATAAAAGAAGACTTAAAAAGAGGAGAAAATATACACAAAGTAATCGCAGAAAATAGAGACCATAATTGAAAAAATTGAAACACTCAAATTATAATAATACCATATTATAAAAATACAATGGTATTATTAATTTCAATTGAAGGAAACATTGGTGCCGGAAAAAGCACCATCATTAATCAACTGATTAAGGAAAATCTAGACCCACAAATAATCATATTACAAGAACCAGTAGATATGTGGGAATCAGTAAAGCATGAAGGTGAAACAATGTTGCAGAAATTCTATAATGACCAAGACAAATATGCATTTGCATTTCAAATAATGGCATTTACAACAAGATTAAAATTAATAAAAGACACGATAAATCAAAACCCGGACGCCAAAATCATTTTATGTGAACGTTCACTAGAAGCAGACCGAGAAATATTCGCGAAAATGCTCAATAAAGACGGTGTAATAGAACCCATATTATATCAAATATATGAAATGTATTTCCAAGATTCCGTGGATACAATGTATCAATTATCAGGAATGATATATTTGAATACACCACCAGATGTATGTAGTAAACGCATTGTAAAGAGAAACCGCGATGGAGAATCAAATATACCGCTAAGTTATTTAATAAAATGTGATAATTATCATAAACTTTGGATGGAAAAATTCTCCAAACCCATTTATTATCAAGAAACAGATTCGTCGTCCATAAACACGTATCCGGTATTCCAGTTTCTACAACAAACATTGAATCATTATAGTGTCAAACCAAGTACCGTTTAGGTGAAAACTTCAATAAATCAATAATATGGTCTTTATCATGATGTTTATGTAACGGGAATTCATCCACACCGTATATTTCCTGCAAACATAGCCATTCAAACAATCCACCATTGTAGATATAAACATCTTTTAATCCAAGATTTTTCAATTGTTGTTTTTTTTCATGAACAGAATCGTCACAGTTATGTTTCCCATATATAATAATAGGTTTATCGGGAATAGTGGAATCATATAAAATAGAATTAATGACTTTTTCTTCATCGCAACTAGCGACTGTGTTTTTAATTAAATATTCCTGTTGATCAATTGGCAATGTATTAATCAACAAATAGTCTTTATTAGAAATGCTTGCTTTGACGTCTTCAAAACTAACAATATATCTATTTGTTTTATTATGAGTCCAAATAAAACTCAACATTTTGTGTATAATAATAACATAATAACTATTTATTTAGATTTTTTGGAGACATAAATAAAAAATTGAAATGATAGAATAAGAAAAAAGAATAGATATAAAACCAATAATTTATTATGGATCTAAAACAAAGAAAACTCACTAAGAGCGAATGGGAGAGCACGGAACAACAAGTAGAGGAACATGACAAGTTCATTTTGTCGGTTATTAACCAAGGATATGAAAATGTCAATATTCGCACAAATATGAATTCGTCCATGTTTTCAATCATAAAAATAGATAGAACAAGCGAAAATGAGGTATATTTATACGAAAAATATTTTAAAAAAATAATAATAGAATTGACTACGAAGTATAGTTTTACATACAAACAGGCGAATAATAAGACCAAGCAACCCAGAAAAATAGATGTTATGAGAATTGATAATATGGACGAGAATATCCAAAATAAACGTGCGACTATATTTGAATATACACTGTTGGATTTGGCAAAGGCAATATTGAAGTCAAGAACTAACTACGAGTATTACACGTTGTCAATCATTCGCAATTCAACAGTATTGTATACTAATAAATATGTATTGGATTTCATAGATATTTTGTTGACCGAAAAGTCCCATCAACATAAAATCCACGAATTCATTACAAGTGCCAATAAAAATATAGAGCAGAATCCGTATTTGTCAAAATATGAAGATGTTGTATTATATGAACATCAGAAGCAATTATTTACCATTTTCAAAAATCCTGATCCCAAATTGGTTTTATATGTCGCCCCGACTGGTACTGGAAAAACCCTGAGTCCGATTGGTCTAGCAAATCAATATAGAATTATATTTATATGTGTATCCCGACATGTGGGTTTAGCATTAGCAAAATCCGCTATAGCGGTGGAGAAAAAAGTGGCTTTTGCGTTTGGATGTGAAACCACCTCAGACATAAGATTGCATTATTTCGCAGCGGCAGAATATAGTATTAATAGACGCACAGGGGGTATATTCAAAGTAGATAATTCTGTTGGAAATAAGGTGGAAATAATGATAACGGATGTGGAGTCTTACTTAGTGGCGATGCGTTATATGTTGGCATTTAATACCGAGAGAGATATTGTAACATATTGGGACGAGCCGACAATAACAATGGATTACGATACACATGAACTCCACGCGAAGATCAATGAAAATTGGAAGGAAAATCAGATTTCCAAGATGGTATTATCATGTGCGACTTTGCCATTTGAAGAAGAAATAGCAGAAACAATTATGGATTTCAAGGCCAAGTTTGAAAATGCGGAAGTTCATAGTATTAGTAGTTTTGATTATAAAAAGTCCATATCATTAATAAATATGGAAGGCCAGTGTGTATTGCCGCATATGTTGTTTCAAGAATTCCGAGATCTTCAGAATTGTGTATCTCACTGTGATAAAAATCGGACATTGTTGCGATATTTTGATTTACAAAAAATCGTGGATTTCGTATGTTATGTAAACAGTTATAAGATGATAGACGACGAGTATTTAATAGAGAATTATTTTCCAGATGTGAAGGAAATCAAAATGGATTCAATAAAATATTATTATTTGAATTGTTTGAAACACATAAAGGAGGAACATTGGAGCGCAATATTCAATTATATGAATATGAAGCAAGATAGCATATATGATAATTCAAATAAACTACGTAAAACAATTAGCACCGATAAAGTTGAGCCGAAAACGATTGTAAAGAATCAGTCAATGGATTTAAATAGCACCAAGTTAAATGGTTTGTTTTTGACAACGAAGGATGCTCAAACATTGACACATGGTCCAACAATATTTATGGCGAACGATGTAAATAAGATAGCGCAATTTTATGTGAAAACTGCTCAAATACCACAATGTGTATATGATAATTTATTGAGTAACATATTGAAAAATAACCAAGTATGCGATAAGATAGGAAAAATAGAGATGAAATTGGATGACAAACAGAAGGCACTCCAAACGAGCGATAAGGAAACCTCAAAGAAAACAGAACGTCAAGAAGAAAATAATCCTGAAATCAAGAAATTGAATCAAGAAATAGACAATTTGAAGACACAGTTAGTGAAGATTTCATTGGAACGCAATTACATCCCAAATACAAATGAACATCAGAAAAAGTGGCACGATAAAACAATGAATGAAGCATATGCACCAAATATAAGTGATGAACATGTTGAACAAATAGCAATATTGGATGTGAGTAATGATTTGAAGATGCTGTTGTTGATGGGTATCGGAACATTTGACAACAATAGTGATGTGCGTTATTTAGAAATAATGAAAGAATTGGCATATGAACAAAAGCTCTACATAATCATTGCTTCCACCGATTATATATACGGAACAAATTATATGTTCTCACATGGTTATGTTGGTAAGGATCTAACAAATATGACACAACAAAAGATTATTCAGGCAATGGGACGGATTGGGCGTAATAAAAACCAACAGAATTACACAATTAGGTTTAGAGATAATACAATGTTTATGAAATTGTTTAGCAAACAAGAATTCAATCAAGAGGCCGTAAATATGAATAAATTGTTTAGTTCATAAGTATTGTCAATAAACAATATAAAAAAATAATACTATGTAATAGTAGGGAGACGTCCCTGTAATGAGAAGCGAGGTGTGTGGTTACATCGTATTATTTGAATTAAGATTCTTATTGTGTTACGCAATTTGAATATAAAACCACACACCAATAACTCTCAGAAAGAAGCGAATTATGTGGTTACATCGTATTATTTGACTTAAGATTCTTATTGTGTTACGCAATTTGAATATAACACCACATAATAAATTCTCTTACCCTTTAGAAGTTTTGAATTACATTGGTCATATAATAAAATTATTGTTAATGAAATAAAACTATATTGTGAAATCTCTCGTATATGTTCTTTAAACCCTTGAAGAGTCAGATATCAGTAACTAATTAAAATCCAGAACGCCGGAGGCGTTCCATTTTAAATCTTCACTGGTATAAAAGAACACACTTTCTGTATATTGCAATCACGAGAAGCGGGCATTATAGTTACATCAAATTATTAAAAATAATTCATAGCAATATATTTTATTAAGACCAAGTAGTGAGAAACTTATAAAATCAATATATGAGTATTTCAATATGTTATTATTGAGAATTGGATATATTGATTCCACCGATATTTATATTACCTTCTGGTAGTGATTGTTATAGTATAATACATAAGTATTATAACTATACATACTATGAGTCATTACTCGTAATTACGAGTATTTGACAAATTTTTTGTTTATTAGTATGAGTAATCATACAATGATATATAATAATTTTATGTTATTATATATTACCATTTTATGACTAAAAATGAGATTTTTTGTATAATACAAAAAATTGAAACCATATAAAGATTTATTATTACAAAGCATATATCATTTGATTATTATGACTACTACTCACGAAAATTTCATGTCTGGGGAATCTTATTTTCCTAATAACCCTTTATTGAAGTTGCGTTTGACGTTGACTTCATGTTACATAAAAGAACCTTCATATTATCAGAAAACAGAAAAAATAAGTAATGAATATGATCTTAGCCAATCAATATTGGAGAATATTTCAAAGTATATTGCGCTTCCCGAACATTTAACAAAGTCCAGATTGGAAATATTCCACATGACGGTAAATGATGCGTTAAATGCGGATTTCAAGGGAACCATTGATTTGGCAAAGCATGCGCGAGTGAACGAGTTCTTTCGCACTGGTCCAGCACTAGTTATTGCTTTGGCAGCTCAACATGAAAAGCGCGTTGAATTTAACAATGATAATCCAATGTACTTTCGCAACTTGGTGGAGGAAATGTTTTTGATACCGGGTGATATGATCACTCTTTTGGATGCATGGAAGAGTCTACATGATGGAAGTAAGACGAAGTTTCCTTCCTTTTTGAAACGTACAATGAGTCAGAGATTGGATAAAATCACGCCTTATCAGGCGGAGAAGTATAGAAAGAAGGTGATTGATAGTGTTCGTATAAGTCATCCGCGAACCAATGTAGTGTTGGATGAACTTATGGAGAGCGGAAAGTTACAACTAGATAGCAAGGATAAAAAGTGGGAAGCATTGAAGGCACAAGGAAACAATTGGCTTCAAACGATAGAACTGATGGAGTGGAATATGCCACATAAGGCTTGTGTTCATAATTTGAGGGGATTCGCGAACGAAGTGCGTAATGAGGAACACATAGAACGTTATTGTGAAATGATGAAACGCGGTGTAAAACACGGGAAGTTGTATCCGTTTCATTATATAACGGCATATCAGGCATTAAAAAGCGCCAGCACTGTTTCAAAAAAAGCAAAATCAACGAATCCAAATGCGAAGCCTTATTACATAAGGCCATTAAGGAAGCGCGATGTTGTCATTATCATAAAAGCATTAGAAGAGTGTATTCAACTGTCAATAGAGAATTTTCCGAAACTAGAAGGAGATGTGGTGGTGCTTTCAGACAATAGTGGCAGTGCTCACGGTGCGTTTACATCAGAATATGGTTCCACAACAGTCGCGGAGATAGGTAATTTGTCGGCAATAATAACAGCAAATGCGTGTACAGGACGTGGTATGATAGGTTTGTTTGGAGATCGTTTATTGGAATATGAAGTAGATAAATCCAAGACAATATTACAACAATATGATGAAATAAACATACTCGCTGGTGTAAGAGGAATACATGTTGGTGGTGGAACAGAAAACGGTCTATGGCTGTTTTATAAGCGTTCCATGGAAAATCCAGATAAATACAGATTTGACCACTTCTTTTGCTATTCTGATATGCAAGCTGGTCATGGAGGATTGTATGGTATTGACCCTGAGTTAAAAGATTGGGAGTTTAAAAATGCCAGATCTAGTTCCCAGAAGTATATAGACTTGTTGAAGCTATTGGAAAATTATCGTAATACGATAAATCCAAGAATGAGTTGCTTTACAGTTCAAACCGCAGGATATAATGACAGTATTATGCCGGAGAATCTATATCGTGGGGCAATATTGGCAGGTTGGACGGGTCGCGAGGTTCTTTATGCGGATAAGGTATTGAAGCTATGGGATGAAGTGGACGCAATGTTGGTTAAGTAGATTGGTTGTAAATATTCATTATAAAAATCATAAGCATTATATTATGATTTTTTTATTACACAGTAGGATAATAGACCCAATCTAATTCTTCACATACTTTTTTCCAAATTTGGTCTTGTTCTAATTGTTTTTCTCTGTCTTTCATAAGAGGAATATAAGGCAAATATTGAGTCTGGTCTAATAAAACACACAATTGATACAATGTATATGTATAATTGAAAAAATTGGTCCTATTAGCAGGACAATGAATAGCCCATGGTTTTTGAATTTCAATAAACAATACACATAATGTTTCATGTAGTTCTTCACTCATAATAGGAGGTCTTATACCAAACAATGAATTGATATATTGAATATGTTCAAAATATTTATTGTAACCCAGTTTTCTCAAAATTTCCCGCATTTTTCCATAAGTCAATTCTTTATGCAAGTCTTTAATACGCTCTTTTTTAATTCTATTCTTAATATTATCAATAACATTTTCTGGAATTTGTGTAGTCTCTTTTGCTTGAAATTGTGATAATATTTCTTTAAAATGATTTAGGCGAATATAAGAAGTGTATGAAACTTCATGTGGAGGTTCTTTATTATTAGGTTTAGAACTATCCATAATATGTGTAACAAATTGGCCACATTTAGGATTATTGCAAATAATGATTCCATCATCTTCTTGTGGAATCATTTCCCCGTCTAAACACATATAGCACATATTGCTGTTATTAATAAAATCCGATAAATTTGTTATATTATTGTGGACATTTTTCCAATATTGGATAATAGCTTCTTTAGAGACATCTGGTTTTTTGACATCATCATCGCATGTTTTTATCTTAAAAAAGGAATTCAACATATTGACACTATTTGTGGAAGTGCCATTTGAAATGTTTTTCTTTTCTTCAAAATAATGGAATAAATGTTTGGAGTTATTTAAAAAATAGTTTTTCTTATCAAGCTTGAATTGTTTTATTTTCTCATTTATACTTTTGATTTCATCTGTAATATTCATTTTAACATCAATGTTAAGATTTTGGGTTTTTAATTTTTTTAGTAATTCCTGCTTTTTTTTGGTTAATTTAGGCAATTCAACATTCTCATTGTTTTCAAAATTATCTAAAAACTCGCTATGTGTTTTATCAATATTTTGTATTTTTTTCATTATATTAATTAATACTGTCTCTATAAGTGTTTTTGTGGTTAAAATAATTGTAAAAAAATAGTAAATTATAATAAATGGAGAATGTGTCAATAGATAAAAGTGAATTTTACAAGATGTGCTTTATAATGAATGCTTTGAATGATGGTTGGAAAATAAATAAAAACGATTCAAGTTACATATTTACAAAGAAACATGAAAATAAGAAGGAAGTATACGAGGAAAAGTATTTAGAAGAATTCATAAAAAAAAATGGGAAAGTATTCAAAATATAATTAATAATTAATTAAACGTTTTTTTCTGAGATTTTTTTCTTTAGTAAGTATATAACTCAAAATGGGTGGCGCATTGATGCAATTGGTAGCCTACGGGGCTCAAGACGTATTCCTTACAGGAACTCCTGAAATCACCTTCTGGAAGGTATCTTACAGAAGACACACTAACTTCGCCATGGAATCCATTGAACAGACCTTCAACGGACAAGCTGACTTCGGAAAGCGTATTTCATGCACCATCTCCAGAAATGGTGATCTTGCTTACAGAACTTACCTTCAAGTAACTCTTCCTGAGATCAACCAGAATGTCAACGGACAATCTGACCCTGTTTATGCCAGATGGCTTGATTTCCCTGGAGAGCAACTTGTCTCCCAAGTTGAGATTGAAATTGGAGGTCAAAGAATTGACAGACAATACGGTGACTGGATGCACATCTGGAACCAACTTACCCTAACTTCCGAGCAACAAAAGGGATACCACAAGATGATTGGAAACACCACTCAACTTACATACATCACTGATCCTACTTTCGCTGATGTTAACGGACCTTGTGCTTCTGTCGGTGGTCCTTCCCAGGTATGCGCTCCTAGAAACGCCCTTCCTGAGACCACTCTTTACATTCCTCTTCAATTCTGGTACTGCAGAAACCCTGGACTTGCCCTTCCTCTTATTGCCCTTCAATACCACGAGGTCAAGATCAACATTGATCTTAGACCTATTGGTGAATGTCTCTGGGCTGTCAAGAGTCTTACTGATGCCACTGATAACTCTGTCTCTGTCTCCCAAGCATACCAACAATCCCTTGTTGCTGCTTCTCTTTACGTTGATTATATCTTCCTTGATACCGATGAGCGTAGAAAGATGGCCCAGAACCCTCACGAGTATCTCTTTGAACAACTTCAGTTCACTGGTGATGAATCTGTTGGTTCTTCTTCCAACAAGATCAAGCTCAACTTCAACCACCCTTGTAAGGAGCTTATCTGGGTTGTCCAGCCTGATGCCAACGTTGACTACTGTTCTTCCTTGAACGGTGGTGCCACTCTTTACAAGACTCTTGGTGCTCAGCCTTTCAACTACACAGATGCCATTGATGCTCTTCCTAACGCCGTCCATGCCTTCGGTGCCCCTGATGAGCTATCTGGTGCCAATGCCTTTATCTCTGGTGGTGTCTTTGAAGGAGCCGGTGCTACTGATGCCAACGGAACCACCGCCTTCCCTGGTCTTGCCGCTGCTGGTGGTTCCAATGTCTCTGATGCCGGAACATTCGTTCTTGCCGAGACTGCTCTTGACCTCCATT